ACCCCCTTTTGGATCTGTTTGATGATGTTTGTTAATCATTAACGATGGCGATTTTTATTTGATAATTATAAGTTTATCCAACTATTGATTTTATGTGTATACCTGGACCTACGCTTTGTAAGCGTTTGTTGCAGAGTAGCAGTACTTTCATTTTCGTTTATCATTTATTTTTCGAGTCTACTACTTCCGGTGGTGCTTTAGCACAAATGGAGTTTTTAAGCAACTTTTTATACTGCCCCCACGTGGGCGGTTTGGCGTTGGCTTCGCATGTGTGTTGTGTGTTGTTTATGTGTGACATGTTGTATTACAACTATCAGGTTGGCCGTTTTGGTTTGGACTCTGTGTCTAAGCCTTTATGGTTTCATTTGATGTGTCAGACGTGCGTTCGTGTTACGCAGTTTGTCATGTTATTTGTGCCTAATGGGTTGCCTGCTGAATGGATAATTTGGACTTGTAGTGTGATTGGATTTACTACAGCTATTGTGTGGCAGATGGCCATTTTAGCTAATGGTATGGCTAGTTCTTTTATTGTCATGTGCGCTTTAGTGCGCGTTTTGACTAATGGGAAGTTATTTCTTTGTATCTGCTGTGTTGTGTCTTGTGGTATTCATTATTTGCGTTTTATTCGTGTTCGTGGTCAATTACGCGAGCCTACCTTTTGGGTGGTTCGTGTAGATGGCGCGAATAGGGAGAGAACCTATCCTGCTACCATAGAGGAGATTGCATTGATTTTGGAGAATGATGATGTTGCTCTCGCAGATTTGCGTGTGATTGATTACTATCAACATCTTGATAGATTTGACTGGTGGCCACTTCGTGAACATTTTACCGTTTACGTGTGGTTATTAGTGTGGTGTTTGTTTGTGACCCTCTGGTGGCTCGTTGAGCAAAAATGAAGTCTTTGCACAACAAGCGAAATTCTCCCCACGTGGAGAATCCGTTTCAATTATTAGACGACGAGTTTTTAGCTGACCAAGATTTTTCAAAGAATGGTGAGAACCTTTTGGCTGAACTTGAGCAAACCGCTCGGTTTAAAGCAGAGGATGCTCTTCGTGTTGATGATGCGGAGAAAGAAGCGTTATCTAAGGCCAACCGGCCTAAGAAAATGCCCGAATTCCTTGAAAGAAAGGAAGAGAAGCGTTCTCGAGTGGCCCTGAAGGGGCGTCCTAAGGCTGAGGTATGGAGTACTCGCCGACCGGCACGTCCTTTAGTGGAGTATGGACGAGGTATTGTTGTTCACGCTGAGGGATCTTTGGATCCCGTGGACAATACCTTGGTTGATGCTCCAAAGTCTACGAAGAAGTTACCGCGGCCCGATTTTGATGCGGGGCGTATTGTTCTTAAAGATGAGGGTGGTTTCGAGTTTGTCGCTGGAGCGCCTGTGAAGGCAAAGCCAACTTATCAGGATAAGTTGAGGATGGGACATGAGCGTAAGATAGCGCAGGGTGCTGCGCATCGGACGGCTCGTCAGGAGCATTTTGCTGCTCTTCATGTGGAGAAGCAGTCTGCTGCTTTTTTGGAGAAGCAGAAGATTAGCACTGAGGCTTATAAGATAGCGACTGAGCTCTTGAAATCGAAGAGATTCGAAGTTTTCGAAACGAGTGCTAGCTGGATCTTGAAGAATCATGGGCAGAAGATGCGAACGATCGCGAATCCGAAGGTGATGGAGGATTTGCGTCCCCGCGCGAAGGTGTGGAACCAGGATATGAAGTATCATGGGAAACAGGTGAACAAGAAGATTGATCATCGAGTGTTTAGCCCATTGTTTGGTTTGCAGTACCGAATGAAGTCCGTGTTTGATTTGGAGTCACTCGATGAGTGTCTCGCTGGGGTGCGTAACCCTAGGTTGAAGAAGGCGTTGAAGTTCTTATATGATCAGTGGGATCAGGAGATTTCGACTGGCCATCCAAACATGGAGAGGCTTAATAGGATAGCGAAGGAGTTTAATCGGACAGGACAAGCTTCACAACCCGCTACTCAGCGGGAACCGGTGAAGCGGTTTGTGATTAACCAAGGGCAGCAAATGAGTGTGCCTAACGGTGTTCCGATGAATGCTACTGTTGCTGGTATTCCTACTAAGATTGTGGTGGAAAACCCTTTGGCTGGATTGGAGATGGATGATCTCTTAGCCATTTTTGGAGGTGAGAATTATGTGGCGAAGTTGTTTGTCAATTTGGTGTGTATGACGACTTCTCTTATGGAGTGTAGTTCGACCTTGAATGTGGTTGCGCAGTTAGTTTCATTTGTGAATAATAATTTCTCGACGACCCTTGCGGGTGCGTTAGTGAAGTTTGTTAAGGCGAAGATTGGAGCTTTTAGGACTGTGAATCAAGGGGATTCTTTGGACGTTGGTCCGGAGGTTGCGAGTGCGATGAAGGCGCACTTAGCGCCGCCCGAGATGTGGGCGAAGTTGTTGAATGGTATGGATTTCACGGCCGCGATGGGCAGTGAATTAGGACAGGCTATTTGGCAAGTGTTATCTGTTGTTAGCATATCAGCAGTCGCGATGACTATTGGTTTGGGAGGAGACATAGGTAGCGCAATGTCCTTGCGGAAGAAGATGGAGCAGTTTACGACTGGAAAAGATGGTGTTGAGACCATGCTTCAACGGTTGTTGAGATTGCTTCGGGTCTTCTGTGAGAAGACGGTGGAGAGTTTCAGGAGAGGTGATTTGAGCGCCTTTTTTGAAGGGTACTCGACGACCGATTGGTTGAAGACCAGTGAGACGGTTCTTTCGGATATGACTATACGTCTGGACGATGCCCGACCGGGCATTCGTTCCACTTTTGGAAAGAATTTAGCGGATGGTGTTTATCCGCCACGGATCTTGCAACAATTGACGGTGGAGTCTCGTATTTTATTGATCGAGCAGTTGGTGGCAGAGCACCCGATGCATGCAGCTAAGTTAGCTGGTGCGCCGGATATCGCTTTATCGCGCACATTGGAAGATATGTTGCGGCGGTTGACAACTGAGGAGTGGTCCTTGAAGAATACGAAGGTGTCTGGTGAGGTTAGAGTTGAACCGTTTGCGGTTTTTTGCTGGGGCCCTCCGGGCTCTGGGAAGTCCATGTTTAGTGAGGACTTTCACAAGATTTGTGCGAGAAAGCGAAACTTGCCGGATGGTACTGATTCGAAGTTTCAGTACGTTCGAGGAACCAATTTTTGGGATGGTGTCACTGGATCACAATGGTGTGTGATTTTAGATGATATCGATCAAGGGATTGGTATACCGACGTTGAGTGATGTGACTCACGTTGAGTTGGCGATTAATGTAATTAATCGTAAACCGTTGATGTTGGAACAAGCAAGTGTCGAGAAGAAAGGCACGTTGTATTGTAATTATCAGGCTGTGTGCTATTGTACTAATTACAAGAATGCTTTGTTGCGAACAACTTCGAAGGACCCGCGTGCTTTCTGGAGACGATTTCCTATGTCCATAGGGTTTATCGTTAAGCCAGAGTATTCCGGTGCAACTGGTATCTTGGATCTCGATAAACTCGATGGATCAAGAGATTACTGGAATTTTAAGGTGGGGACTTTGGATTGGAAGAAGTATGACCCAGCGAATGCGTTTGATTGCTTCCCTTATAACGAGGTGACGGTGTCGACGTATTCGGGCTTGTGTCGCTTGGTGAGTGATGGCTTTGAGGCCAAACTTAATCGAGAACATAAGGTCCTTATGACGAGGGTTGACGATAGAGGACCACATTGTGAGTATTGTGGTCTTACTGAGCGATTTCACTCGAAGCAGAAATGTGTGGTGACTGTGAACCAAGCTGGAACTACGGACAGCCCGTGGTTTGGTGTTCTTGTTGTTGTTGGTTTATGGTACGGCATGGGGTTTTGGATGTTCCTTTTGGCCGGATTGACGTTTGCTGCTTCGTTTGGGTTGGACTTTCTCGGGTTTACTACTTACGACTTTGGAATAGTGGTGAAACGAGAGTTGGGTATTCTGTGGTTGTCGAAGACGCAGACTACTAAGTCAACAATGATTCGCTATTTGTCTAGCGTTAGTCAACTGACGGTTGATCAATATGCGAGACGAGAGGCCCTATGGTTTGGGGTGTTGAAGAAGAAAGTTCTTGAAAATAAGATCCTTTTTGGAAGCTTGACTGCTGCTAGTATCGCTTTGGTGGTGATAGCTAGTAAGTGGAAGAGGAGTACTATTGTGGAGAATCAGGGATTCGTCATGGATGGAACCGTGTTAGAAGATAATTCGGTAGGATCGAAAAAGATGATGTTTACTCGGGTACCAATAGTACGGGATCCGTTGGCGAAAGGTGCATTGAGCACTAGTAGTGCGGAAGACGTGTTGCGTGCTGTGAGCACGAGGTTTGTTGATCTTTATAATGAGGATACCGATAACTCTATGTTGGGGGTGCAGATTTTCGGAAATGTCATTATGTGCCCAGGGCACTTGTTGGTGAAGAAAGAACAAAAATTCAACATGGTGCTTGAGGAGATACGAGCGGTGGAGCTTTATGAGTCCACTATTCGCATTACTAAGGGAACTTTGGTTTATGTCATGAAAGTGGCTTTGGGGATAAATGCTGTTAGATTGCAGGGGCGGGAGTGTGTGTTGATACGCGTCCCTGGCTTACCGGCTTTGGCGAGTTCGGAATTTGATTTGCATTTGCCCGTGACGTCTCAGGCGGCGGTGCGGCCTACCTATGATAGGTGTTGGCTTGTGACGAGGCGAAATGGCGAAGTAGCGACATTAGAGTCGACGCGAGGTGGCGTTGTTGTTACTACTGGATTGGCACATATTAGGGCCTATGGAATCCCCTCTCGAGGAGGTGATTGTGGAGGACTTTATGTGGCGCAGATCGGAAAGATGGTGTTCATAGCTGGTTATCATGTTAGTGCGAATGCGTTGCGTACTGACAAGACGATCTATATTGAATATTCCGTAGGAGAAGAGATTACGGAGACCGAATTGCGTGCGGGCTTTGAACAATTGAAAGAGATTGGAGTTGAAGCGTCGCCTAATATTTTCCTGAGCACTATGCAGGCGAACAGAAATTACTAGGGATCGGAGGCTGTGGTGGCTCTGTGTGAGTTGCCATTGAAGTCCTCGGTTGGTGTAGCTGTTGCTAGGGGCTTGAAGGATGTCACGGTCCTTGGGACTTTGAATCCACCGTTTCCTTTGTCGACGTTGCGTAGTGGGTGTAAGCCTACGATCGTCGCAGAGGATTTTGCTCATAGAGAAAAGGAGATTTGTGGGGTTACGCCCTACTTTTGTGCTCCTGTTTTCAAAGGGAAGATGGTGGATAGTTCCGAGGGGCCTGTGTGGTCGGACCCATACGTCGAGCAGTTCTTGAAGTATAAGAATGTGCATTCAGATGAGCGGATTTGGAGATTCGCTGTTGATGATTTTGTCGACGGTATGGAGAAGCTTGCGGGTATTGAGTGTGTGAGACCACTTAGTGACTACGAAGCTTGGATGGGAGTAGAGGATACGGACATTGGGTCCGTTAACTTGAAGACATCTACCGGAGCTCCCTTCTTTCAAAGGAAGGAGAATTTCGTTAGGTTAGATCATGTTAAGAAAGAGGTCTACGTGAAACAGATTATCTTGGACCAGATTGAGGAGATCTTGAAGATAATTGACATGGGAATTGTGTTTTCCCCGATGTGCAGTCACTCGTTGAAAGATGAGGCGATTAGCATATTGAAGATGATGTCGATGCTCGTCAGAGTGTTTGTTTGTTTACCGTTGGCTTTTAACTTTTTGTTGAAAAAGTATTTCTATCCGTTTGCACTTTTTATGAGGGCACATAAGGATTTCTTTGAGGCCCAGACTGGGATGAACCCATTCTCCTTTTTGGAGTTGGGAACGTTTTTGTCTAGGTTTCTTACGAAGTGCTCGGACCGGTTTGGGGATGGTGATTTTGCTTTCTTTGATGGATCGCAGAGTTCTCAAATGAGGTTGGCTGAAGGAGAAGTGTGGCAGAAGTTTAGTGTGTTGACACAGTACTCGGCGAGAGACCAGAATCGCGTTAGAATGTTATTTCTTGGAACCGTTTATACCCTACGGTTCGTTAAGAATGACTTGGTATTGATGGCCTTCCAGAATCCTTCTGGAGGCCAGATAACCTTGGAGACTAATGGTATAGGTAATTCGTTGGCGTTTAGGTATTGTTATTACGCTGAGTTTTTTGCGAGGAGAGCGGCACTGTTGGTGACCAAGGTTTGGGTGCTGATAGTGGCCGTTGTGCCGCCTAAGTTCAGAGTGAACGTGGCTTTAGGGACTACTGGGGATGATAACTTGTATGGTGTGAGTTCTAGTTGCCGGTGGTTGGATCATCAGGTTTTGGTTAAGAGAATGGCCGAGGTTGGCCTAACTTATACTACTGCTGATAAGAACCAGAGTGACGCAGTGGTTGGATTTAAATCCATCACTGAAGTTTCTTTCGTGAAGCGACGTTTTAGACAGGACGAGGGGCGTTGGAAAGCGCGACTTGAGCTTAAGAGTTTAGTTAAAATGTTGGTGTTTGCTAAACAGTCAGAGCTGAGTAGACGTGATCATGCGGCTGTGCTTGTTAGTAACGTTAACAGGGAGTTGTATTACCATGGACGAGAGGTGTTTGATTCTTGGATGACAGACATTCGTGCTAGTGTTGAGAAGCATTACCTACATGAGAGTAGATATTGCAGACTCTTCGACTATGACACGTTGGATGATATGTTCAAGTCCAGTGATTATCCTAAATGGATAAGAGAGCTGAGGTCTGAAGATGAGGCGGTACTCTCCGCCAGAACAAAGGAGAAGGCAGTTGTCCTGCTTGAATAAAGACAGATGCAAAGTTCTAATGAAACAGTGCAGCAGTCCCATGTGACTGGAGGGGATCTCGGTGCTACAGATATTGGAGATATGTTAGTTGAGAAGGAGGTAGTTGCGGCTGGGGGGTTGGACCAAGAGGAGGCTGAGCTTTTGATGGCTAGTCACCCGATGGACTTGTCCCAGTTTCTAACGAGAAGTACGAGGATTGCGACTGGTTTGCTCCAGGCGACTGATACTCCTTACTTTAACTTGTTAGGATCTACTTTTGACCCGCTGAATTTGTTTCTAGCGAACACCTATATTGCGGCCAAGTTGAAGGAGTTCACGTGGCTTAGAACGGATGTTGAGGTTGTCATGACTTTGACTGTTCCGTCCAATGCTTATGGGCTCTATAACTTGCAGGCTCTCTGTGAAGGGGGAGTTGCTGGCGGTATAGAAGTTGGCGGTGCGTACGCGGATAATGTGTGGACCTCATTGCAGGATCTACATTGTCTGATTGATATTACCAAGAGTACGACCGTCAAGTTGACGTTGCCGTGGGTGTTTGCCATTGATGCCGGAACAATTGGTAGCACTACGGTGTGGCCTTGGAGGTTGTGTTTGTGGCCAATGCAACCAATCAGGAACGCGATGAACACTGATGTTATTTCGGGAACGTATAACATTTATGCGCGTATGATGCCTGGTTATGAGTTGGGATGGCCCACTATGCAGTCTGGGAAGGGCAAGAAACCGGAGTTCAAGAGTTCGATGATGAAGAATGTGGTAGCGCTTAAGGAGTCAAAGGGGATTTCTAAAGGAGCAGCCAAGTTGGCTGGAGCCGCGGCAGCGATTGGAACAGCTGTTCCTTTTTTGGCACCTTATGCAGGTGCTGCTGCTGCTGGGCTTGCTAGCATTTCGTCGATTGCGGATTATTTTGGATTTACTCGTGAGAGTAAACCTTTAGAACCCACTCCGATGGTGTTGCGGTCCCTCAACAATTTGGCGAACGTTGATGGATACGACACGAGTGATGTTGTGGCCTTGTACAACAATAACTCAACCACGACTGATCCCCGCATTGGTGGCGGGCTTCCAGATGATGAAACTAGCATTGGGTCGTTATATGCTAGGGAGACTATCGTGGATACCTTCGCCTGGACGTTGGCGTCGGCTGCCGGAGCGCAATTGCGGGAGATCCCTGTGACGCCGTTCTTTTGTAATAATGTGCTGGGTGCATATTATCCAACTGTAGCGGGTTATATTGGGATGCCTTTTGCGTACTGGCGTGGTGGCATGCGGTATCATGTGTATGTTCCGTCATCAGTGTACCATCGAGGTATGCTGCAGGTGTACTGGTCGCCCGTTCGGGTTACCATTGCGTCTGATTTGACGAACGTGTTGTTTAACGTGATCATTGATGTAACTAACTCTAGTGAGATCGTGATCGACGTGCCGTATGCGATGTCGCAGGTGTGCTTGGGGAATAATGGGTTGCTTGGTCCTACTAACTATGCGACTGCCGTCGGCAATTCGAGTTGCAATGGCTTTCTCTACTTCTTTGTGGCTAACCAGCTGCAAACTGTGGGGGCGACAGGAGATATTCAAATCTTCGTCGCGGCTACTGCTTTACCGGATATGCGCTTTGGGTGCCCCATTATCGGCAATCATTTCCTCTCTGATTCTGGTACCATACAGCCAATGGGGTTTGTGTGGCAGTTGCAGGGAGGCCCTCTTGATGAGGGCGGGGAAGACGTTGAGATCATCAATATCCTTGGAGGAGGTGTCGTTGATAAGGCGTATCCCGTCGAAGATGTGTTGTGGGGTGAAGTGTTTGGTTCGGTTAGATCTCTGATGCAGCGTATGTCGTACGTTGGCGTAGGTTTTCCCGTTCCGACTTCGGAATTGTTTCAATTCCCACACTTTTATCCCCCGGTGGCTCCAAATCAGTATTTGGCAGGACCAACAGCCGTTGTTCCACCCTTTGCTAACGGGCCACAGACACAGAATCGTCCCCAGTGGACATGGTTTGGGCATTACGCCAGCATGTTTGTAGGGATGAGAGGGTCCACGCGATATAAGGTGTTAACTACCCAACCTAATCGCGTGGTTATGATGAATCCGACGAGAGCCAAAGAAGGGCTTTTGTATGCAACTGTTCATCCACCGGGTAGTGTGGTGTCGGATGTTATGACGCTAGGCGCGTCACAGAGCAGTGTGCAAAATGTGGGTGCGGGCTGTGGAGCGGAGTTCATAGTGCCCTATTATGATCTCTCGAAGTATTGGAACTACAGGTTTGTAGCGAACCAGCTTTCGGGAGGTTCTACTAGGTTGGATGTATTGACGATTAATCCAAACCCAGCAGGAGCAGTAACCACTGACATATTTTATGTCTATGCCGGAGGGGGTCCCGACATAGCTCCGATTCGATTTCGAAGAACCCCAGCGTTAGTGATTTACGCGTGATATAAATCAATTTTTAAAGAGATGGGCAGGTTGAGCCCCATCTCGCAAGTGTGTTGAGCACTTGTAGTGCTCGACAATTTTGTTAAGGTGAGGTGTGTGCGTGAGTGTGCATTTTTGTCAAGGCGTTGTTTCCGG